GTCTCATCGGGTGTGCACTTCTGGCATGTACATAACAATTCAGGTACGTGACAAATGGAACAAAAATCGCCAGAATCCAGTTTCTTCTTGTTCTCAAGTTGTGCAATTTGATTTTTGCGATGCTTACGCACCATTTGTGCCAAATAAACACACATGTGCGCAAAATCGCGATCTTGAGAACCATCTGGAATCCATTCCGAGCGTGGAATAATGTTCCATACAACACCTGATTCTGTTTCTCGACAATGCGCTGGGCCTTCAAGAGACTCCAATGAGGATATCTCATCATTCCCATCAGAAATTTTGTGATCATTCACCTGACTAAAAGTACAAAGTTCGAGTTCATAGACATCGAACCGAGTCTCAGTTTGAGGTTTCAAACCACCAAATGAGTTTCTGAAAGGTTCACGAATCTTGACGTGCAAATGCAAACCAAAACGACGCAAAATACTCTCTGGACAGTTTGAATGCTTTGTCGCACAAAGATCTTCAACATTAGAAGTGACAATTACACCAACATTTCCAGGATAGAACTTGCCTTTCTCTTCCACACCTGCTTTTTCAAGAGGGCGAGGAACAGTGTTAATATAGTTCAAGATCCTGTCATAATTGGGTTTGTCATTCTTATTGTTGCAAACATCATCGCAAATTATGATCTTATGCGATGGTTTGACGGTTGATTCAAACTTTTCCATGATGTTAGTTAAAACAACAGAGCCGCGAAGTGTAGAATCTAACTCGTAGGCATCCATCATAATCTTTGACATCAGTTCGCACATGGTTGATTTACCACATGAAGAAGGGCCAGACATTTTCACACCAAAAGGCTCTAGGCGACTAGGTGCGTCGGCAAGCCGAGCATACCAATCTGTTCTTCGTGCATACAATGTACGCAAGAAATTTGATATAGCCAATTTTTGTTGTTCAGAAGTACAGGCTCGCGCCATGATTTCTCCATCCTTGATAGCTTTTTCCATTCTCTTCTCCCAATCGGCGGGAGACATGTTGAAATTGTCATGCAATTCAACAACATGATTAGATAAAGCGAAAGAAAAGGAAGATTCCAAAATGCGAACCTCAGTTTCGAACGATTTTGCTTCGTTCTTGCCCAAGAAAAGTACACTCCAATCACCAGACACTAT